GAATTACTTAGACCACTTATTGATAGAACATTTGCAATATTACTTAGAAAGAAAATATTTAGACCAGCACCAGATTTCTTATCTGGTCAAGATATACAAATTGAATATGTGTCGCCTCTTGCTAAAGCACAAAGATCTTCTGAATTACAATCTATTATGAGAGCTATAGAAATATTTGGAACATTATCTAATATTGCTCCAGTATTTGATTATGTGAATATGGATAATCTAGTTAAACATTTAGCTGACATTGTTGGAGTTCCTGCTAAGGTATTAAACTCTAGAGCAGAAGTAAATGCGATTAGACAACAGAAACAACAACAACAAGATCAAGCAATGCAAATGCAACAGTTACAACAAATCGCACAAGCTGGAGGTTCAGTAGCACCTTTAGCTAAAGCATTACCAGAGGAAGCGAAAGCATTAGTAGCACCACAAGAATAACAACTGAAAGGAAAATAAATGGAAGAACAAATTAATAAATTAAAAGAAATATATAAAATAGTTTTTGGATCTGATCATGGCAAACAAGTCATGGAAGATTTAGAAAAGAGATGCCACTATAATACTACCACCAATGTTAGAGGTGATAGCCATGAAAGTGCATATATGGAGGGACAACGCAGCGTTCTTCTATTTATTAAAAACATGCTGCTTAATGATAAACTAAAAGGAAAATAAAATGTCAGAAATACAGACAACTGAGGTAACTCAGCCTGTTGCAACTGATCAGACAACAACTGCAACAGCACAACCAATACTAAGTTCAACACAACAACCACAACAACCTACATCTGGTAAGACTTGGAAAGAAGCAATTTCTGAGGAATACAGAAAAAATCCAAACATAGAAAAGTTTACTGAATTAGATGCACTAGCTAAAAGCTACATCAATGCAGTGTCTATGATTGGTACAGATAAAATTCCATTACCAGGAAAATCTGCAACAGATGAACAATGGAATGAAGTGTATAATAAATTAGGCAGACCAGAATCTCCTGATAAATATAATCTTCAATTAAAAACTGATGTTGCACCTGTGGATGAAAATGTCATCAAAGGTTTTGCACAGAATGCTCACAAGCTAGGTTTAAATAATAAACAAGCTCAAGGCATACTAGAGTTTTATAAATCAACATTAGAATCTTCTGCAAAAGAAATGGCAGTGAATATGGAATCTGCACAAGCAGAAGCAGCTAATTCTTTAAGAGCTGAATGGGGTAAATCCTATGATGAAAATTTAAGAAAAGCAGCTAATGTTGCACAAACATATTTAGAACCAGAAATTCTAGATACTCAATTAAGAGATGGTAGCAGATTAGGAGATAATCCTAAGATTATAAAAGCATTTGCTAACATTGCTAATCTATTATCTGAAGATAAAATTGTTGGTACAGAAGCTGATAATGTTCTTCAAGGTAGAGAAATTGAGAAAGAAATTGAAGAATTAACATCTGATAGACAAGGTGCTTATTGGAATAAAATGCACCCTAATCATAATAAAGTGGTTAATCAGGTGCTTGCATTAAGAGAAATGTTATCTCAATAAACTTATTGCAATCAAATCAAAAATAATATATTGCGATTTCTAGGGTGATTTTTAATTAAATCGCCTTAGAAATTGTAAGACAATTCTATTAGAACCTTACATGCCTGTTGGAAAGACAACCGACTAACAGTCGTTAAATGCAAGATAGCCTATCTATAAGGTGGGGAACTTTCTGAAACTAAACTTAAACTTAACTTAACAAAAGGAAATGACACTATGTCAAATCAAATAACAACTGCTTTTGTACAGCAGTACAGTTCAAACGTACAAATGCTATCTCAACAAATGGGATCGTATTTAAGAGGAGCTGTGGATGTTGAGTCAGTAGTAGGAAAGAATGCTTTCTTTGATCAAGTTGGTAAAACAACTGCTCAGTTGAGAACATCTCGTCATGCTGATACTCCACAATTAGATACACCTCATTCTCGTAGAAGAGTAAGTCTTGCAGATTACGAGTGGGCTGATCTAATAGACAATGCAGACAAAGTTAGATTATTAATTGATCCAACTTCTTCTTATGCAAAAGCTGCGGCTGCTGCTATGGGAAGAGCTATGGATGATGTAATAATCACAGCTTTAGGCGGAACAGCGTATTCTGGTGAAACAGGATCTACTTCTGTAACGCTTCCATCTGGTCAGAAGCCATATTCAACTTCTCAAACAGATGGTTTAACTATAACTAAATTGTTGGAAGCTAAAAGACTATTAGATGCAGCAGATGTTGATCCATCTATACAAAGATACTTTGTATGTGGACCAAAACAAATCTCTGATCTATTAGGAACAACTCAAGTAACTTCTAGTGATTTCAATACAGTTAAAGCTCTAGCACAGGGTCAAGTTGATTCTTTCCTAGGTTTTAAATTTATTGTTAGCAATAGATTGTCATTTGACGCAACAAATACTGACGACAGACTATGTTACGCATTCACACAAGACGCTATTAAATTAGCGATTGGTCAAGATGTTGTAGCGAGAATTGATGAGAGAGCTGATAAATCTTACAGCACTCAAGTTTATTACGCTATGAGCATTGGTGCAACTAGAATGGAAGAAGAAAAAGTTGTGCAAGTTGCTTGCGACGAATAATCTTAACAATAGGAGAATAAAAACATGGCAAGTGTAAAAGGCGTAAATATAACAAACCTAGATGCTACTCCTGTTGTTCTATCATCTTCTGAAGAAGTTGGTGGAAAACTGAGAGTGTTCTACGATACATACGAAGCAGTTTCTGTTGCAAGTGGTGATGATATTACCATTGCAAGGATTCCTGCTAACGCAACTATCCACGATGTAATCATTAAAGCTGATGCTTTAGGATCTGGAGTTACTTTAAAAGTTGGCGATTCAGGTGATGATGACAGATATTTATCTGTTGTTGGAACTTGGAACGTAGCTGGACAAAGTCAGTCTATGTCAAGTGGTTCATCTACAGGAGCTGCAACAACTGCAGTTACTGGTATTGGATACAGAACTACAGCTTCAACTGATATTAAAATTACTACAGGCGGTGCAACTGCTTCTGGTACTATATTCAGTTGGGTTTACTACACAGTAGAATAATACTACTTTAAATAGTGGGGACTAAAAATCCCCACTATTCATCAATGAAAAAAATCAACGAAATAAAAACAATTTTACATTTCCAAAATAAAGATTATATCTATCGTTATGTTCTAGTTGATAGATTTAAACATACATCAACTGCACATCATGGTTTTGATAAAGATCTAGAATTAACAGAAGAAGAGATATTTGCTTTAGTTAAACCTAGACAATTAAGACGCAAATATATTATAAGGAAAGATTAATATGGCTTCAGTTGTTCAAATATGTAATGGTGCTTTAAATCAATTAGGTGCATCAACAATCTTATCCCTTACAGAAGATTCTAAAAACGCAAGGCTTTGCAATGCTAGATATGAGAATGTAAGAGATGCAGTATTTAGACATCATCCTTGGAATTGTTTATTAAAAAGATTACAACTTGCAGCAGACACTGATGCTCCAGCTTGGGGATTTACCAAACAATTTACATTACCTGCTGACTGCTTAAGATTAATTAGAATATTAGATTACGATTCTGATTATGTTGTAGAAGGTAGAAAGATATTATCTAATAGTTCTACAATGAAGATCTTGTATATCTCAAGAGTTACAGATCCAAATGAATATGATGAATTACTAAGAGAAGTTTTATCTGCTGCTTTAGCTGCTGACATTGCTTATGCTATTACATCTTCTAATCCAGTTGCAACGCAAATGTATTCTTTGTATCAAGAAAAATTAAAAGATGCTAGATTCGTAGATTCAACTGAAGGATATAATACAGATCAAGAATTAGGAACTGCATCTGTCATAGACGCAAATACGTTTATCAACTCTAGGTTTTAAAAACCATGGCTAGAGTTGCGGTACAATTAACTAATTTTACTGGCGGAGAATTATCACCACGACTAGATGGTAGAAATGATTTAGCTAAATATTCATCAGGTTGCAAGACATTACAAAACATGGTGGTGTATCCTCATGGTTCTGCAGCAAGAAGACCAGGCACAACTTTTGTAGCAGAAGTTAAAACATCATCTGCTAAAACAAGATTAATCCCTTTTGAATTTTCTACAACACAAACTTACATTTTAGAATTTGGTAATCAATATATTCGTTTCTATAAAGATAGTGGTGCAATATTAGAATCTAATAAAACAATCACAGGAATTACAAAAGCAAATCCAGGTGTTGTTACATCTACAGCTCATGGTTATTCTAATGGAGATACTGTTGTTATTTCTGGAGTTGTAGGAATGACAGAAGTAAATGGTAAAAGATTTAAAGTAGCCAATGTTGCAGCCAATACATTTGAATTACAAACCATTGATGGAACAAATGTTAATACATCTTCTTACACAACTTATAGTTCTGGTGGTGTGGCAAATAGAGTTTACACATTAACCACAACTTATTTAACTGCAGATTTATTCCAATTAAAATATGCACAATCAGCAGATGTAATGTACATTTGTCATCCTGATTATCCTGTTAGAAAATTATCTAGAACTGGTCATACCTCTTGGACTATTACAGATGTAGATTTTTCAGATGGTCCATACTTAGATGATAATATAACTACCACTACCTTTACTATGTCTGCACATACAGTTGGAACTGGTAGAACTTTAACTGCATCTGCAACTACAGGTATTAATGATAATACAGGTTTTCAGTCAATGGATGTTGGTAGATTAATAAGATTTAAAACTGGTTATGGAGAAATTACAGCAATCACTAGTACAACAGTTGTAACAATAGATATATTACAAGATATGACTTCTAGTACAGCATCTACTGACTGGGCTTTAGGAGCATTCTCAGAATATACAGGTTATCCTTCTTGCGTATCTTTCTATGAACAAAGATTAGTATTTGCAGGAACAGAAAAACAACCACAAACAATATTCTTTTCTAAATCTGGTGATTATGAAAGCATGGATGAAAATAGAGGTGGCACAATAGCAGATGATGATGCCATCATTTATACTATTGCTTCTAACCAAGTAAACGCTATTCGTTTCTTATCTGCAACACGAACACTTATTATTGGAACAGTAGGTGGTGAGTTTTCAGCATCAGGAGGTGGTACCGATGATCCTGTAACTCCAACAAATATATTAATTAAAAAACAATCTAACCATGGCTGTGCAAACATAGATGCAATTCCTGTGGGTAACGTAACTCTATTTTTGCAACGTGCTAAAAGAAAGATTAGAGAACTTGCATATAACTTTGATGTAGATGGTTATGTTGCACCTGACATGACTATTCTTGCTGAGCATATTTCTGAAACTGGTATTAATGAAATGTCATATCAACAAGAACCTAATCAAATCATTTGGTGTGTTAGAGAAGATGGTAA